TCGCACCGTAGAGAAACTATATTACCGATTGGGGCTAGTTAATAGCCAGTTTTGCTAGTATTTACGCACCTCCTGTCAGGGTTAGGGTAGTTATTACCCGCGATTACTATTTGTTAATCACGGTTGAAAACCCGGTTGGAGCTGATAATCATCTGCTACTACTTTATAATACCTAGAGCACTCTCCACGCTCATTGAGGACTCTATTAATAACTTCCACAATTTCTTTTCCCTGTTTTTCAGTCACCCAGCCCAGAATAAATTTCTCATCCGGGTAATCTCCAGCAAAGTTATCTGTGTCTACTATTCTCATCACTCCTCCGGGGGGCTATTCGCATCCCGCACGCCCTCAACAAACTTCCCACCACGCGACAGCCACGAAGTGAAGATCGGCTTGAAATCCGGGGGCAATCCAGCGGCAATTGCCAAGTTGCGGGTCTTGACGTCAGCCTGTGAGTTGGCTGTGTCCCATGTGAATTTGGAACCTTCGCGGACAGCGAGAATCACATCCGAAAACATTGCTGGCAACTTCGGGGCCAACTTATTCCCGAGAGTGCTGACCATCAGCTTGATACCACCGAGAACTTCATCCTTTTCCCGCTCGACGTGAGCAATGAGGATGAAATGGCACTTGCAAGCGTCCGTCCAGAGGTTGATGACCTTCTCGATCTGATCCTGGGCTATTCCCCAGTCGCTAATATTCTTGACAGGCTTATTTCCCACGACGAGGGACATTGCCATGCGAGCCAGACCGGCCATTCCGTCGATAACAAGGATTCGGTTCGGACCCCACTCATCAGCGCAGCCAAATTTCTTGCCTGTTCTGTCGTCAGGGAAATCGTTAAGGACTTCGAGGAGCTTGATAAATCGATTGTGTTTGGATCTGTTGGGATCATTTGTTTTCGCCAGTGTTTCCAATGACATCGTGTTAACTCGCTTCGCACCTTCCAGCATGTCCTTGAACGATGCCTTAGCTGCTTCGAGATAATGCCAATGGAGGTTAGGGGGTAGAGGTTTCCCCTTGCTCTTGTAGTAGCCGAGCAGGGTTTCCATCCCGGGTTCCAGACCGAGGTAAAACACTTCCAGATCGGGGTAGGCTTCGGCAATGGTTCCGATGGCGTGGGTTTTGCCTGTGCCTGATGGCCCCATCAGCATACAATTTACGCCCGGTAGTGCCGATAGTTCCATTCCTGGAAGATCAGCGGAGTCTCCTACTGCTGTACCTTGTTCGAGTGTCATTACATGTGATCCGCGTAGAGTTCCAGGTAAATTCCTGTGTATGTCGCTTTCCCTTTCATCAGGGATTCAGCGTAGTAGCGCTTTCCATCAGTGAAGTCGAATCTGGCTTTGTTGACGGGGAATATCTGCCCTTCCCAAAGGACCTTCACTGGTAAATGTTGAATCTCTGCCGGAAAGGATAGCAAGTATTCGGCTAGCTCCCCTATCGACATGTTGTCCTCTTCAGGCTCTTTCCAGCTTTCTGTCATTTTCCTTATCCCATAGTCGTAAGTGAAGGGCGAATTCCCTTTTGATAACTTCATCCGGCAAGATAGCGGTGAGTTCCGGTTCCCAATTCAGCATCAGGGAGCCTGCGATTGCATAGCGGGACTTCCCGTGCTTCTCGCAATACCCCCCGATGATCCGCCAATCCGCCATTGAGTTGAGCACCGGCATCCTCGCCCAAATCTCCCCACAGCACGGGCAGAACATCACGTAAGGGACAGGCTGTTGGGCTTCCCCGTGAATGAATCGGATGCGGTCTTCAGAAGAGCCGAGGTAGTTAGTTCCGATGTAGAAGTGGCGGAAGAATTGCATGTCACTTCTGATAAAAATACATCACTAAGGCACCTATTACTGCTCCGCAGAGAAATTCAAGTAAAGCCTGAAGAACTACTGTTGACGTTGTCATAATTACATCAGTCCTTTCAATTCTTCACCAAGCGCATGGCCGTCTCCAAGCAACAATCCAGGGAGTCCTGGGGCAGGAGGTGCTTCTTCTGGCCGGACGAAGCCCCACTTAGACTCGTAATCGGCAACACTAATCTCAGCACGCTCCAATGGGTCCCACACACGCTGCACGAAATGTGCTGGAAGCCATTCATCGGGGTTGCTGGATTTGCAGATTCGCTGAAACTGGCAACCACCATATTCCGTACACGCCCCGTCGATGTCATAATCCCAGTACCCCTCTTCCCAGCAAGCTATCATTCGTTTGATATCTCTGAGAGTTTGCTTCTCCCAGAGGGCGATTTCATGAGGGCTACGATAGGTCGGGACTTCCATCGTGTCGTACTTGGTCTTGAGGATGGAGATGCCACGGACGATAGTGCCCTGGGGTTTGATGCCTTGCTGGAGGAGAGCCCAGTTGTAGCCGGTGAACTGGCTGCGCATCTCCCACTGCCGGCCCCAAGTAGCCCCTAAGGAGCTGGTGGTTTTCTCGTCGTAGTTCCAGATCCCTGTACCATGACGATTGGCAACCATATCACTACGCCCAGTATAGAGAATAGGAACACCGGTAACAGGATGATTAATAGCAAGAGGCTCAGCAAAAGAGAACTCAATGCCCTTTCGACCCCCAGGCAGCGTAATCGGTTCGGCACCATCACCCCCTAATGGGTAGTTGAAAAGATAGAATTCGAAAGCCCCGAGCATGCGTTCCAGTGACTTGGCACTCTCTGGAGTACACTCGAAATCCCCGTACCCCTTGATAAGAGCAGTCATTCCGATTGCTTCTGAATCGCTGTTGGACTTTCCTTCGACGTAGAAGGCTTCCCGAGCGGCTTCGATTGCTGAGGCGAATGCGCCTCCGGCGACGAGATGGACGCTCTTGGTGGTGCTTTTCCAATGCTCTACGTAGCTCAGGAAAAACTTTTGGGGGCATGCCCGGAACGCGGCGATCAACGTGGAGTCGACTGCATTGGGGAACATTGGGCGGAATTTAAAAGGGGATGTCAAGATCATCTCCCTGTGGAGCTACCTGAAACTCGATCGCGGTCAGCTGGTTGATTTCGGCCTGGATTTGGGTGATGCGGTGGTTGAAGTCGGCCATGAGCCTAACCCGCTCCGCTTCAAGTGCCTGCAATTTCAGATCTTTCGCATTCAATCCATCAGGGACTTCAAAAGTAACTTCCTGAGAGGCGACAGCAGGGTCGGAATCTCCGTATTTGTCGTAGGGCCATACTGTGAAAGAGACACAATCTTCGTATTCGTAAGTCTCCTGATTGTAGTTCTGGCTTGGTCCTGCTATCAGATAAACCATTTGTGTTACTTGCATTTCGAGCCTCTGTAGTTGTACTACGGTTAGATGCCTAGTTCTTTCAGCAGATCGTCGGAGTTTACATCCTCCGGTTTGAGCTTCTTCGGCTTTGCTGCTGTGCCCGCTGCGGCACGCTTCTTCGGCTTGGGAGCTTCGAGATTGGCGCGCTCCTTGCGGATTGCCTCGATAGCGATTTTCATTTCATCAATCGACAATTGACCTAATGCTGCTCGGTTGCGCCAATCTTGAACCTGTTCGTTAATCAATTCACTTGCCATCGCTGAAAATCTCCGGGTCGTAGGCTTCCCAGTCATCACAAACCATTGCCCAATCGAATTCACCGGGAGAATAGCAAGGGTGACAAATACGAACAAGCTTGTCATGCAACTCTTCAGGGATCAGCACGAACTTCACCCCGTCGATGGTGGTTTCTTTAAGATGATGCATGTTATTTGTCCTGGTAAGTTTTTCGGTAATACCCGCCAGACTGCATACCGCGACAGGATGCATCATCCGGGACTGCCACAGTAACTCTCTTACGACGGCCACAGTTCACGTGAGAGCATTCCTGCTGGGTCTTTTTATGGCAAGCCGGGCAGAAGTCTAAGGGGTCGGGCACATTCAATTTAACTTTTCCCATTTCAGCCTCCGATTTAGTTTCTCACCGCGATTAATCAATAGTAATCCCGGTAAATAATAGATGCTAGTCAGATTTAACGGGTAACAACCCGTGATCTCGTTTAAACTTATACGCTTTTACTGTAATGCCATATTCAGCTGCAAGCTCGTATAAATTTTTTCCCCCTGTTTTTAAACAAACTCTACGATTGAGGGCCTGTTCTGAAGAGGTGGACCATTTACAATTACTTTTACAGTAATTGCCATCATTATCAATGCGATCTATCGAATGCTGTTTCGAGGGAGCTCCTCCCATATCCCGGAAAAAGGCGGAAAACTCTTCCCATTCCGGGGCATAAGTAATCCCCCGACCTCCGTACTGATCGTAATTCCGAACATTAGGGTTGTTACACCTGTCTTTTAAGTTTCTCCAGGCCAACCATTCCTTAGTTTCAGTTCTTCCGTGCTTAAATTTTTCAGGGTGAACTTCGGCCCAATTGCAGCCGCATCCTTTCGAAAGGCCCCTGCGAAGATTTCCCCCATAAACTTCTGCAAGTGTTCCGCAAACACACCGACAAACCCATACCGCTCTTGTCTGTCTATTGGGGGCTCTTTCCACAACTTCCCAGTTCCCGAACTTTTCCCCAACAATATCAACCGCTTCCATTTAGATTCTCCTTGCACTCCCCATGAGTACGCACAAACATCATATGCAAACTAGTTTAGGCAAGGTAAAGTCTTTTACTAGCACGAGAGCACGCTACATATAAACACTGAAAAGCCTCTCTACGGTTCCTGTTGTAAAGAGTATCCTGGAAATCTACGAATACATTGGTATACGTAGACCCCTGCGATCTATGCGCAGTGATTGCATAGGCAAATTTAATCTGATGGAACAAGTCCTTAAGGTCCCAAAAACGTCGCCAGAGTTTTGGATTCCCCCTGGCTTCATGGGCCAACAGTTCACAATCATTGTCGTGTTGTTGTTGACTAGCTGGATGAATGACTAAGAGGCGAATAATCTGGTTATCCTCCCTTCGGCATTTCAACTCCAGCGCGTGATACTTCGGCTCCAGCGGATGCTTGCACTCAATCACTCCTTCAACAATAGCCTCGTCGTCGGTGTGGAGGAGCAGGTCGTCATTCCGCTCACAAGGGCCAGCTGCCACAACTCGGTCTCCCACAAGAAAAAATCCTGGCTGCGCTTCTGCTCCAAAGATAGCGGCTCTGGCGATTTGGTTGTACTCGTCAACCTTGACATTTCGCCAGGAGATGACCTTAGTTGTTCGGCCATCAGCGAATTCACCTCGGGAGGCTGCTGCATAGATTTCTTTTTTGAAGTCTGGCTTGCTGAGCTTCCAGACACCCTCTCCGTTTCGGTTGTCAGATTTGATATTAATTGAAGGTGCCGGAGAGAATATAACTTCTCGAATCGAAGAGACGAGCGAGAGAATCTGGTTGTCATGGCGCATCACCTTAGTGAGTTGAATGCCCGTTTCACCCTGCAGGGCAAGGCTCTCTGATTCTTTCACAGGAGGTAGCTGCGCAGGGTCCCCCATGAAAACCACTTTGAGGTTGAATTTGTCCGCGATGTCGGAGAGCAGGTCGAAGAGGTGCGCATTCACCATCGAGGCTTCGTCTACAACAATAACATCCAGGTCTGACAGGTCAACAGGCTTACCGTGTGCGATTTGCTTAGTTTCTCCGTTCTTGTCAACTCGGAGGCCCAGCAAGGAATAGATGGTTGAGGCACTGCCCACGATCTCCCGCAGGACTTTTGCTGCCTTGTTTGTTGGAGCAGTGTAAGCAAATCTAGCATTCGACGACCCAACTCGTCTGGCGACCTCCCGCATGCAAGATGTTTTGCCGGTGCCAGCATAGCCACGGAAGCAGAAGTACCAGTCGGTGAGATAGGGGCTGGAGATGTAGTTGAGGAGTTCTTGGATCGCTTCGAGCTGGTCCGAGGTGAACTCGAATGGGGCTTCAGCTTGGTAGAGCGTCGCGTCCGCTTGGGATGCTGATAGTTCTTCATGATTCACAATTGAGCCTTTTAGCTGTCAGGGCTTGCCCTGGTGGTGGGGGTGAGTTACTTGTTCTCTTTATCGAGTACGGGGGAGTAGTAGATGATCAGTCCTAACATCTTGGCGATACGGTGTTCTTCCTTAGCGCCCTTGCTATTCTGCCAATCGGGGAGCATCAGCAAGCTGTCACAGAGGGGGATAGCAGCTACACAGTAATGCATCATGTACTGCCAGAGAGCTTCCCCCTCTAGCGGATCAATCGGCCAATCAATGTGGATTGGATTGAACACAGAGCAACCGGCTGAGAGCAGCATCCGTTGCGCGAGGAGGAACGAGGGCCGGTTGAATTCCTCGATACCGGTGACAGGGCCGGAGATGTAGCAGGTGGTATTCGGCTGCGGGAACTCTGTGGAGTTTCTGGCGAGATTCGGCCACAAGTCACACTGGGCGTAGTTCATCCCCCCATGCGGCATCTTGCCTAAGTCCGCTGGCTTCAACCAACACGCTGATGCTGCATCACGTCGTTCTGCTGGGATCATGCTTGCTACTCCTCTAGGCCCAAGAGCCAGTCTGTTGAACATTCAAGTACCTGAGCAATTTTGATCAGGTTATGCACGTGCGGGGCTGCTCCGCGATTCTCTATAGCAGTGATACTGTAAACAGACATGTTTACGGATTTGGCGAAGGCATTGAGATTGGTAAATCCCCTGCGATTGCGCTCTTTCTTGAGACGATCCCCCAGTGGGGTTGTTCCGTCAGATTTCCTGGCCCATCCCATTTTCTTTCTCCAGTGAGGTTTCGATTTCAGTGAGCTCTCCGTCAAGTGTTTCAAAATATTGACGTGTCAGACCTTCGAAGAACTTGCTCTTGTCACCATGCGGGACTCGATTTTCCACTTCGGACTTGAGGTGGGAGTCGAGTCGGTCGGCCAGATCCTGGGGCAGGGTGAAGCCAATGCGGACAGGTGGGGTGGTTTTGCGAGGACGGCCCATTAGGAAGACTCCTTTTCAATTAGATGAACAATGCGTCTGCGACTCACTTCAGTGCTTTCGTAGGCGTCTATCGACACATCAAGCCATGAGCCGTTGTGCTGTTCTATCTGGCAGATCACCACCGGTCGCGCATCTGCGCCCTGCGTGGGGGCGACGTCATCGGTATAGAACGTCTTGCCGTCGTCACTTTTTACTTTGGTAGGCCAGATCATTTCGATTCCTTTTCAGATTCTAGGGCTGAGGCAGCCAGCATTGACACTTGCAGGCCCAAGCCGATGGACAAGCGCGCGGCAAGTAACAAGCTGATCTTGTAGCCCTTGTGGTTCTCGACTTCCCAGATATAAGACTTCGAGCAACCGATGGCATCGGCTGTTTCTTCGAGCGTCAGGCCAAGCGCTTCACGGCGCGTACGGATCAATTCACCGAGCCTCATGGCTTATCTCCGCCCATAGACGCCGCAAGGAGGGCGCGAGCAAATGCTAATGCGTCATCCCAATACAGTTTGCTACCTTCAAGCGCATATCGGGCGTGAGAGTCAAAATGTTCTTTAATCTGCCCATCCGTCAGCACGCTCGCTACGGGGCTGGCAGGGGTGGCGTAGAGCGGAACATTTGAAGATCCAGCACCGTTAGGGTAATCAGATGCCCAGACGAACGACTCTTGACGGCGGCCGTCATTCGGATCGTAGAACGCTACCGGCTCGCTTCCAGTGGTCGGAGCGGTGGAGAGGAATGTGCGTGCCTTCAATATCAACTCCCGAAATCGGAAGCCGTCGCACGGTTCGCCATTCTCTTCGCATAGCAGCGTGATCGTTTCGAGCGTGCTCCGGATGTCATACGCGCCTGGATCGCGCTCGCCTGCCGCTTGAGAGATCGGTGAGGGGGTGGGAGATTTCATCTCAGCTACTCCTTCAAAGTAATAGGGGCATCCGACCAGCCCTGGGTTAAATAGCAATTCGGGCAGATCGGAGTGTAGAGAGGGCGGATTTCAATTTCCCTTGGAAGGTCTTTCAGGTCGAAAGCGTCCTTGGGCTGGAGATAGGAGATAGCACGTAGCCGGAGGTTTTCCTTCTTGATGAAGGTGCCCTCGACTCGCTGGTGTTCTGTATGGCAGGTAGTGCAGACCTGGGCGTGGATCAGGAGGATAGCTGCGAGCGGCTTCCAGCCTTCAGCGGTCTGCTTTATCTTGGCTACGTCCTTGTAATGCTCGGCTACTTCCGGCCCGGTCATCCATGCAGCTGTTTTGGGGAGGACTGCACCCTTGTTGGAAGCCTTTTTGGCAGATTTTTGCTCTCTGCGGGCCTTCTGGATGTCGACGGACTCTTCGAGGAGAGAGTCGAGGTCTAGTCCTACATCAATATCTATTGTCACGTGAGCCTCACAATGGAGAATAAGGGGGAATCTAGCTAGCTCGGGTCTGTATCCCCGCATCCTTCTCTAGTGCTAGCCCCGACTCCATAACTCTAATTATAGTTATTCACGCGGAAAACGCAACTCAGTTATCAAAAAGAGTTTTCGACGGGGATTACTATTTAGTAATCGCGGTGGGAAATGAATTCCACAAGAGAAAAGAGACCTCAACAGCTTTCACTGGAGGTCTCTTGAACCGTAAGGCACAACACAGGAGGCTCAGTTCTGTGTCTATTACGGCATGTTCGCTGCAAATACCCTTATCGCGGGGGACCCATTAACAGTTTTATTCAGGTAGTCACTCCTGAACTAGACTGAGGCGTTGACTAGACGCTGTTGTCACCCCTGATAAGGATACTTAGGCGGGAAGGTGTCAGGGACGTACCGATCGACCTTCCCAGGCTCCCCTCCTTTTGAATAGCTAGGGGCCGCTATTTGCTTCTCGCTCTGTTACTCCGCGCCAAGTTCCGACAGCAGATCTTCCGTGTTCACTCCGTTATCCTTCGGTTTTTGCTTTTTCTTGCTTTCCAACTCAGCAATCACCGGCTTCAACGTCGGATTGTCACGCAGCGCGAGCTTCTCCGTGTTGGTTTTGCTCTTCAGGAAGCTCTTGACGGCTTCCGCGGTCTTGCCGGAGACCTGCACCAAGGCCTTTGCCAACACCGACAGACCAGCCATCGCATTGCTTTCCCCGCGTGCACGCTCAGCACCCCACTCCCCACCTTCCAGACGGGCGATCAGCTCTTCCTCTGCGATCACCATGTCTTCCACATCATCCAGACCGGCGACTTCATCGCCGAGCTTCTGCAGCATGCCGTGGGCAGCAAACTTCGCGAAGAGTGGCTTGTTGGCTGCGAGGGAGAGCTGACGCGTTTCACCATTGACGAAATCCAAGGTGATCGTCACGTCGAAGTTGTCTTCCGAGATCGCTGCCGTTTTCAGCAACCGGCGCTTGCCAGCAAATTCCACTTCACGGCCATCGCTCATCACAACAGTCTTCACTTCCCGCACTGCCTTGGCCTTTGCCGCCGTGCCCACTTCAGTTGCTTCCGTCATCTCTTGTTACTCCAGTTTGGTTGGTGTTCAGTAGGCGACTCGGTAGTTGGCGAGTCGTTAGAGAGACTATAGAGCAGCGCGGGGCGAGTGTCAACCGAGTAATTGCTATGGTTTGTTGCCGTGTGCCGCTCGTATGGAGGCGAGGTGAGCGAGATGTTCCGATAGGGGCGTGACCGATTCCATAACCCCCGGAGTGGTCGGACCATCTGCGAAGCCCTTTTCTAATCCCAAGGCATCGCGGAGGGCTTCGGATTCTTTATCTTCCCCCTTTCTGTAGAAAACCAGCGCGGTCCCAGCGATGCGCATGGACAAATTAGTGCACATAGCGGTTAGGTCCGGGCGATCTCCGCAGACTCGCAGGGCATTGAAATAGCTATAGATACGAAAGCGCAGCGCATGAGCGAGCTTGTGCGTGGCGAAGTCTATCGGGAATTCATCGGCTCCGGATAGGAAAGCCTTGTCCACGCGGAGGAGCATCTGCTCGAATTCCTTTCCAAAATCGGACAACTCTTTACCTTTTGGCATGGCTGATTACCTATTGAAGTAGTGCTGCATGAATGGTTATTCGGGATTGGTCTGCCGTTTTCCCCGGGTAGTTCTCAGACTACCGCCACTTCATTAAAACATAAAGGAAATCCCGCTCTATGGCGGGTTCGTTTCCATCGCACGCCGTAGACTACCAGCGCTTACTTTGCCCCCCATGACGAGGCGGGGGCGAGGCCGAATCGATATGCTCAATCACGAGTGTCATTGCCCCGACAAACCCTGTGTACCATGCCTCACGTGACGCTCGCATCACAGCTGGGGATAGGTAGGTCGGTAGGTACTTTCCAGGACAATCAATGGCCGATTGGGCCAGCTCTCGTAGGGAGTTGTGTTTTGAGTTGTGACTCGCGCACATGGCAGCGAGGGTTTCGGTAATGGCAGAGATTTCACGTGGCATGCTGAGCCCCTAGTAAATGACCGGGATTACTAAATGTTAATCCCGGTGAATAACGATCAATTCCCACTGGCCTCACTCACGACGAAATCACCCCATTCCTGCGCAGTGATATCGAGAACCCTATGGGAAACCCCGATTCGGTAAGTCGGCTCCTCAAACCTAGATGCTATTAGGAGAACCAGAGCCACCGCACTATCATGCCCGGTTACCCATTCGGTAGCGAAGAGTCGCTTGTCTTTCGTTTCTACAGTCACTTGATATTGATGCATGATATGAGCCTCTATGAAGGTTAGAACTACGGGAAGTACAAAGTCTCGTATTGTTCGGGCCTGGATAGTGTGATAGGCGAGTATCACGACATCCGTGCTGCTATTTAGTTAGTGGTAAGGGCGGAACGTTGTTAGAAATAGCCATGCTGCAGCATCCACAAAAGGCCAGCAAAAAACATTGTTAGAGCGACTACGAATCGAATCAGGAACATGAGCGGTTACCACGGACGTTCATCGGATATCCCACGCAACCATAACCACGTGCGGTAGCTGACGGGATAGGTGGCCTCAACTCCACAATGCCGTTTGTAGGTCATGTAGAGGAGGAATATTTCGGTTGTGTGGTTCACGGGGTTGGCCCTCCCGGTACGGCAGGTTTATTTTAATGGATTGCGGACGGCTCGGATAGTCAGAGGTTGCCGCAATCCACTAGTTCTTTACTCGCCGGACGTGACGAGGCGCTTCTTGCTGGTGCGGGTATTGGGTGTTTTCGCGGCAACGGGCACGGGCAAGTCAGCCTCAATTCCCGAACCGTCTCCTGCATCGGCAGCTTCAGGCAGGTCCATGCCGAGTTCACTCAACAACTCATCCGTGTTGACACCATTCACGACCGTAGCAGCCGACAATTCAGCCATGATCTGCACCACCCGCGGGTTCTTACGAAGCGCGGCACGTTGCTCTTTTGTTTTGTTCCCCAGGTAGGCTTTGACGTACTCCATATCACGCCCGGTCATTTTCATGAGAGCCCGGAGCAGGATGTTGTTCACGCCAGCCGTGGGTGACGGTTCGCTACCTGCGGCACGTCCCTCGTTCCACTTCGCCCCATCGGCGGTCAACCGATCGGCAATTTTGCGAACGGCATTGTATTTGTCATCCACGCTTGCCGATGCGCCCGTGTCGAGGTTGCGCGAGATTGCAGCCGCGTCAACGAGTTTCTGCTTCAGCCCGTGGAGGAGGGCTTGATTCCGAATCTCCTCCGACAACGTGTTTGCATCGATCACAATCTCCTTCCCGTTGATGAAGGTCAGAGTGAGTTGCATTTTCGGCAGGAACACGTCAGCCATGATCGTGGATTTCTTGCTGGTGCGGATTACGTTAGACATTGCGAGCCTCTATTAAGAGAATGGGAGTGTCGGACTCTCAACCGTTTGCGAGGTACATTATCCCGTCGCATGTAGATACTATAGAGCAACAAACTGGGAACCGCAAGGACTATCTGCAACAAACTACCATTTATTCGTGATTCGATACAACGCGAATGCTACCAGCCCGATGACAATTACATGCACGATAGCGAGGGCTAGCAGGTCTTTCCATAGTGGCGAGTCGAACTCGTTAGCCTCGCGCCATGAGATAGCATGTTGATGATGTTTCATAAGATGCTCCATACGAGTTTGATGAATCCGACGAGAAAGGCGAGAACAAACAGGAATGACAGGACATTGCCGCAATCCCTGAGAAATTCCGCATCACCCTCGCGGGAGAGTTCAAATTGCTCACGCCAATACTCTAACCATTCGTTCATGTCAGCCTCCACAATGAGTTTTCAACCGCTATTACTAAATGTTAATCCCGGTTAATAACCCGGTCAATCAGTTTCTAGCACCACACTACATTGTCATAACTCACCCGCCGGACAAACCGGACCTTGTTCCATTGCTCATAGCACCGTAAGAGCGGGGTGATATGGTGCGAGGCACGTGCGGGAGTTAGGTAGACCCCGAATTCGGCGTAGAACATAGCCCCTACTCCTTATAACAAATCGAATAATGCGCCACATCACAATACCCGAGCACCACACTACCATTCCCCCCGGATTGCCCCGCGCCGCCACTACTAGCCGATGCGTTAGAGGCTCCGGATTTAGCCGCTTGCCCCGCTGCAGCCTGGCCCCCAGCCGGACCTAACCCCGCACCGCTATGGTTGCCATGGGATGCTCCGACTACGGAGGCATGGGCAGACGCGGCTGCGAGTAGCGCGACGATTGCGATTAGTTGTTTCATTTTGATTCCCCGGCACGAGTTACGATCAGTTTGACGAGCCCCATAAAATCCTGTGTGAGGTCATCACCTTTACGAATGCGGCAATGAAATAGCGTTTTGAGTTGTTCGTCCTGCGCCCACAAAAACCGGACACCGATTCTAATAACGGCAACTCCGCATAAATCCTTAATGTAATTCGGTGCAACTATCAATGTATGTTCCACGTTCCCTCCGTTGGTCTCATCAGGGTACGCGTTACGTACCGACCGCACGAATGCGGTTTCGACCTAGTCACTCCTCCGGGCATTCATTCTCGTCCGCAACCTCGCCATCAACGATCAATGCCACGTGCTCACCAGCCGCACGACCCTCGCCACGCTCGGACATATTCACGTAGTCCTTGTAATTGTCGAGTGCCGACCCTGCGTCGTTGCCATCAAACACCGTACCAATGTTGCCTACTACTACCTGATAGCGTGCCATGTTCGTTACTCCGTTTCGTTGATCGCTAACCCATGACTAGATATTAGTCCACTCAGTCATCCACGTCAACACCTTTCTATCAACTATCTCAAACTATTTCTATCACGCTACCATGCTACGTTGAGAACGAAACTGGCTCGCGGGTAAAGGGCTCGCTACCGACTACTAACACACAGCCTGATACATATATGTAGTAGAGAGAGTGGACTATGCAGAGCGTGAGCTATGGCATGCGTGACTAAACGCTAGCCCTACTCACCACTCGCCTCTCGTTAGCATAGCTCACACACGTGCTCGCTCACCACTACTAGATAGCATGGTGCATGCGGTAGTACTGATCGTCACGTCGATGCTACCGACGAGGGCAATGGTTGATAATTGGACGTTATGTCAAATTGCAAATTGGGGCGGGTGGAGGGGGAAATTGTTGGCAGTGAGTGAAAATTTGCAAGGCATCATCCTATTTTTTCTGAAATTTTCCACTTTCTTCTCTTACTGACTCGGCAATGGAGCATGCTACTTAGTTGGTGTCCAGTTATTTTATTTTTTATTATTTTTCTCCTTACCCGCGAGCCAGTTTCCGAGAAATAGTAGTCTCCTACACGGCTGTCGGAGCCTGCAGATGAGTTTCTCACCGGGATTACTTTTTATTAATTTATGTCGATAACTAACTGAAGCTGATCCGACCCTACCTGATTGACTGGCTGGTTGCGGCCGGCTTCGTACGCGGCGCGCGAATATGTTATCTTCACGTTAAATTAGCCACGGAGCAGCCCCCATGAAACTTAAATACACGCACGAAGCCATGATTGACTTGATCTTGGCAGAGCCGACTGTCACGAATAAAGAACTGGCGACGATCTTCGAGTATTCCGAAGCATGGATCTCACATATTCGCTGCTCCGACAGCTTCCAGTCTCGGATCGCAGAGCGTAAATCCCTGCTCGTTGATCCAGCCATCCGTCGGTCGATTGAAGATCGACTTGCTGGGGTCACGACCTCTGCGATCAACCGGCTCCAGGAAGTCCTCGATGGTCCTGATGCTTCGGCACAGTTCGCGCTGGATGCTCTTGGCGTGGCCACTACTGGTTTGAAGGGGTTGTAATGGATGACGATGCATTCCATGCCATTGCTCAGAGCATTGCTGACACGCCAGCTGTGCAAGAGAAGGTAGTTACCCTTGCCCCTTCAATTGGCTTGGCAAGAGTGAAACCGGAGGGGGGCTTGTCGATTGCTCCTGGAACGGATCTCCGCTACTCCCCAGAACTGATGGTCGATCTCATCATCAACAACCCCGATTACAGCTCCAAACAACTCGGGGAGATCTTCGGTAAGCCCCAGTCATGGGTAGCTCAAGTCCTCGCATCGGCTAATTTCCAGTCTGCCCTCGACCCCAGGAGAGCTGAAGTCCTCAATCCAGAGTACGCGATGACTCTCGAAGAGCGGTTCCGGGGGCTGACTATCCGGTCCCTCAACATTCTCCAAGAGAAGATGGAGACCGGGAAGGCCCTTCCTGACATGACTGTGCTGAAGATAGCCGAACTTGGAATCAAGGCTCTTGGTATGGGGCAGAAGGCTGCGGAGAAAGCACCACCAGAGGAAGCTCCGAAGAACTCCAGTGAGATGGTTGCTGATCGGATCATGGCAGCTATGGCAAAACGGAAGGAAGCCCAGCAAGGTGATGCAGTCGACGTAGTTGCGACGGAGATCCCAAATGAGTAAGGCACACCAGTTGAAGCTACTTCAGCAACTAGCTGCTCCCAGATTGAATGACATCCCCGGGAGGCTGCGGCAACTCGCTGATCGGATGGAACGTGGAGATGTGGTAACGGATGCTCTCTTGTTAATTTTCGATGATGAGATGCAAGATGATGAACTCTGTGTTGTCGGGTTCGGTGATTACACCCCACAGGAAGCCCACTGGGCATTGTGCCTCGCACAGCAATTACTTTTGGACCGCTGATGGCTAATGCCCTCCAGACCTCTCTGAAGAAAACAGTCCTCAATGCCGAGTTGATTGAAGGCTTTGCTGTCACCTATCTCTATTCTGGATTTGACGAGGCCAAGCCCACTCCGCAGTTCCATAGAGAAGGTTGGGAACTCTACTCTGGCCCCTCCTTACAGGCCTGTGTGATCGCACCGCGGGGGCATGCCAAATCCTCAGCCCTGACCCACGTATTCATCCTCGCCACGGTACTATTCCGGGTTGAGTCCTACGTAATCCTCATCTCCACTAACGAAGAACTCGCCATTGAGCACTTGGGCGACATCTCACGGGAACTTACAGAAAATGAAGACCTCATTGCCGACTTCGGGATCAAGTCCTTTGTCACCAACAGCAAAACTGAAATCATCGTTGAATTCAATGATGGGCATCAGTTCCGTATACTTGCTCGGGGATCTGGACAGAAACTTCGAGGACGAAAGTGGCGAGGCATGCGTCCCGGACTTATCGTGTGTGACGACCTTGAGGATGATGAGCAGGTCGAGAATAAGGAACGCAGAGAAAAGTTTCGAAAGTGGTTCAACCGTGCTGCAATGCCGGCGCTGCGGAGAGGTGGCAAGATTCGGGTCCATGGAACCATCCTGCATGAGGATTCGCTTCTGGCTCGCTTCCATAAGCAGACCCGCGAAAAGAAATCCTGGGTAGTTCTCTTCTACAAGGCCCACAAGGCCTATGACGACTTCACCGAAATCCTCTGGCCGGAGCAGTTCACCTGCACTGACCTCCAGGCAATCCGTCAGCGCTACATCGATGACAACGACTCCTCTGGATACTCTCAAGAATACCTCAACGACCCTTACGACAACACTGATGGCTATCTCAAGAAAGAATACTTCCAGCAAATGGAAGATGATGATCTCGACGCTGACGTGCAGATCTGCGCTGGAGTTGACTTCGCTATCAGCAAGGCTGCCAAGGCCAATCGTAGTTCTTTTACTTTTGCTGGTCGTACTACTAACAACACTCTGAATTTCTTCCAGCAAGACAAAGGCCGCTGGGGGACTGATGAGATTATCGAAAAGATGATTGAGTACGAGAAGCAGATCCATCCTGATGTGTGGTTTGTAGAAGATGGGGTGATCTGGAAGGCGATTGAGCCGATTCTTCTGGCTGATATGCGAGCAGCCAACGTGTTCCTCAACATCGTCCCGCTCTCTTCTGTAAAGGACAAGGCAACCCGTGGCCGTTCCTGGCAGAAGCGCATGAAATCCCTAACGTGTAAATTCGATAAGCAAGCCGAATGGTATGCTGACTACGAGCACGAATGCCTGCGGTTCACTGGCTACTCCGACTCGATCCTTGATGACCAATTCGACAGCTCTGCTATCTTGTCTCGTGGATTCGACACCCTGCCGATGATGACTGAAGAAGACTTCATGTCGGAAGAAGAGATCGAATCCCTGCGCACTGACGCTCCGAATCATCACGGCCGCAACGCAACTACAGGATATTGAAAATTATGGCAGCCTACATCTCACAGCAGGATTCGGTCAGTGCGCCGCCAGAGCCGGAAATCAAAAAGAAGTTTGATCTGGATAAGATTCTAAACAGCCCGAATCTGGCTGAAGACCTCGACCCGGACCTGCGCAATGCCATCGGCAAGTGGGTTGTTGGTGGGTACGTGAAAGACATGTCCAGCCGCACTCAATGGGCCGAACGACATGCGGCAGCTATGAAGCTGGCTCTGCAGGTGAAGGAAGCAAAAACCTTTCCGTGGACCGGAGCTAGCAATGTGAAGTTTCCGCTGATTACTGTCGGGGCATTGCAATTCCTCGCTCGGATTTCCATTCTGACTAAGGGCAACCATCTGGCCAGCTTCCGCATTCAAGGAGCCGACCCAGAAGGGAAGAAAATCGCCAAGGCTAAACGGGTCAGCACCCACATCAACATGCAGCTAGTTGATGATGATCCGGGCTGGGCAGACATGGATGAGAGTTGCAAGTTTGCTGCTAGCCTGCTCGGGTCATCCTTTAAGAAGACCAGCTACGATGCTGTGTCGGGGATCAACTGCAGCGAATTCGTCCCTGCGCAGCATTTCATTGTGGATTACAACTGCAAGAATCTGGCTACGGCGTCTCGCTATACCCATGTGATCAGCATGGATGAGAATAAAATCACGGAACGAGTCAAGCGGAAGATCTTCATCAAGGAAGAGCAATCTGCCAACTCCAGCCCGGATCAGGTACTCACCAACCTGTTGGAGCGTGCTGCTGTTGAAGTGGCTGGCCTCTCACCGAATTCTGAAAGCGAGGATAAGAGAATACTGGAGCAGTACTGCTGGCTGGATCTGGATGGGGATGGGTATAAAGAGCCCTATGTGGTGTCGGTTCGTGAAGACACTGGCCATCTGTATCGGATCGTAGCTCGGTTCTATGATGATGGCAGTGTGCATCGCCGATTCGACGCCCGGCAGCGGCAATTCGAGAATCTAGCTAACCTAACCACTGACCCGAAGCAGAAGAGCTTGTTCGAGCAGCGGGCAATGGCTACCCGTAACGCCAAGGACAACTCAATTGTCCGCATCGACCCGGTGAATTTCTTCACCAAGTATACCTTCGTGCCTTCTCCAGATGGTGGATTCTACGGATTGGGGCTTGGCTCTCTGCTCGGTCCTGTCAACGAGGCCGTCTCTACCCTCATCAACCAGCTAATCGATGCTGGCACAATGCAGACTACAGCTGGCGGCTGGATGGCGCGCGGTGCTCGGATGAAGGCCGGGAAAACCAGCTTTGACCCGTTTGAATGGAAGCATGTGGATTCGACTGGGGACGATCTGAGAAAGTCCATCATGCCTCTGCCAGTGAACGCTCCGAGTGATGTGCTGTTTCAGTTGCTAGGGGTGCTGATTCAATATGGAGAGAAGATCAGCTCCGCTACCGATATTATGACTGGCGTTTCTCCGGGACAGAATACTCCTGCTACTACTTCCCAGGTGACTGTCGAGCAGGGCATGATGCTGTTCTCTGGCATTTACAACCGGATGTATCGTAGCTTCCGACATGAACTGACCATCCACTATCAACTCAATCGGACATTCTTCCAGCATTCGCCCCGCTATTGGGAACTCACTCAGGGACCTGATGCGATTCTGCAAGAGGATGACTACCAGCAGAGCAGCTTCCGGGTGTTCCCTTCAGCCGACCCGTCTGTCTTGAGCATGTCGCAGAAAAAGGAAAAGGCCAGCCAACTCGTGCAGGCCGCGCTCACCCCAATTGGAGCTCAGTGGGATAAGGCAGTGGTCTCTCGTAAGTGGCTGGAAGCTAACGAATGGGACGTCGAAGAGATCTTCCCTGATCCTGCAGGTCCACGTGCTATCAAACCGCCGGTTGATCCGAAGTCTGCCATTGCTCAGGCCAAGCTCCAGCAAGAGCAGCAGGAACATCATGACGACATGATGCTGAAGGTTGCCGAATTGAAGGGCAAGCTGCAACTCAACAATGCTGAAATCGAGAAGTTGAAAGCAGAAGCGGAGAAGCTGAGTGCACAAGCGGATTCGGAACCAGTGAAAACACAGATTGCTGCTATCGATGCACAGATCGGGGCCAGGAAATCACATAACGACACCATTTTGCAGGCTGCTGACATGATGCTCAAGGGCCACAAGACACGTAACGACATCGAGGGCGGTCATCACAAGATGCTGATGGACGTGCAGGATCGGATACTTGAGAAAGAGTCGGCTGCGCGGGAAAATCTGGCGGCAGATCAGGGCGGCGCAGGGCAAACTACTCCTTCCACAACTAACCCCTAATGGAGAATCAAATGGATAATCAGCACAAGCAAATCAAGGGCTATCGTGACCTTTCACAGCATGAGATCGATCTTATGAATCGAGTTAAGAACGAGGCCGCTGCGGTGGGAATTCTCTTTGATGGCCTGGAAGGAGCTGAAGGGATTGACCAACGTTGGCTTGCTATTGCCAAAACGGACCTTCAAAAAGGCTTTATGGCTCTGGTTCGTAGCATTGCACAACCTACTTCTTTCTAGGAGCCTGCTCCGTGCAACTCCCCCAAGACTACGGCCCAGAGGATTTCCTGGGCTGGTTTCACAACCCAATCACCGAGAGTTTTCTGCATAGCCTACGAGAGGACAAGCAGGAGATAATGGAAGCGTGGGCGAGGCGTGCCTACACAGGTGAAAACGAGGGGCAGACTCTGCAGCTGAA